TTCCGACCAAAACACCAATCCCGCAATCCGGCATTTTTAGCGTTCTATATTTCATAGAACATTAGAACGCTAAAAAATGCCGATGTACATTACATATGTCAAATTTACAATTTTTATCACGTATAATGGAGTCATGTATATATCGTATACCATGAATAACTGAACCCATAATAATCATAGAACGCAAAACTGCCCGAAAAATGCCAAAACCATATATGCAGATATAATAACAACAATATAAATATATGAATGCATAACGAGAATCCGACCAAAACCCCAACAGCCGGATCCCACTAAACCAAAAGCCGGATCCCACTAAAACCAAAAGCCGGATCCCATAATGGATAAAATGACAATTTGAAAAGTGGATTTTGGAGTATTGGACATTTTTATGGACATTTATTTTTGTCCATTTTTCAAGAGCATCCCCGAGAATATTCTTGAAAAATCATGAAAAACCACATTAAAGCATAATGCAGCGAGTTCTGAAAAAACGAAATCATGTCCGCTGCATACTTTTTTAAAGAATATTCTCAAAAAACGATTTAGGCATTTTTTTCGTTCTATAATCAATAGAACATATAGAACGCTATTTCATGCCGAATATTGTAGAAAATTATAATTGTATAGATTGCAACTTTATATGCAGTAAAAAAAGTAATTACATTGCACATCTGCGGACACGGAAACATCTAAATAGAACAAAAAAATGCCAAAAAATGCCGGAGTCAATTGATACGCATTATAGCTGCGAAAGATGCGGTCGTAGCTACAAAGCTCGGAATAGTTTATGGTATCATAAACAAACGTGCAAAACTATATCAGGACCTGACTCTATATCAAATGTGAATGAATCACCATCTTTCGATTCGCACTCGATATTGGAATTGATTCGACAGAATCAGGAATTCAAAAACCTATTGTTAGAGCAAAATGAAAAGATGATGGACATATACAAGGAAGGCAAGGTAATCAATCAAAATAACAAGTTCAATCTTAATTTTTTCTTAAATACCACCTGCAAAGATGCAATTAATATGTCAGACTTTATTCAGAATATGGAAATACAAATGTCCGAACTAGAGAACATTGGCCACAGAGGGTATGTCGCAGGTATGACGGATTTGATTTTGAACAAATTAAAAGGTCTCGATGTATTAAAGCGCCCGATGCATTGCACAGATTTAAAGAGAGAGACTGTTTATATCAAAGACAAGGACCAATGGGACAAAGACAATCCAGATAAGAGTCAACTACGCAGGGCAATATCCTTGGTGGCCAAGAAAAATTACGGGAAAACATTAGAATGGAGAGAACACAACCCGGAATGTTTGGAAATAGGAAGCGAAAAATATGATTTTTGCTTTAGTATGATGCGCAATGTATTAGGCGATTTCGAAGAAGAGCAAATCAAGTTGGATAACAAGGTTATCAAGAATTTGGCCAAAGAGGTCGTATTGGACCGTCAACACCTTGACTAAAAAGAAATAGGCAGGTAGTATACACCTTCGGACATTTAAGTTCGCACAAAATACAAGTGTTTTTCTTCTTTTACTATATGAATAAATACAAAGGTGTATACAAATTCACCAACTGTCCCGATCCATATTATGTATACATTATCGTATTAGCTAACGTATTATCAGTTTTTATTTTTTTCATAACAGGAGTTGCTCCAAATCGCTTGCAAAAATCCTTGAGGGTCATTTGTTCCTCTCGTCCAGTTCCAATGCAGTTCCACCTAACTTCTAATGGTTGTTCTTGTGGGTTATATCCCCACCGTTGATAGAAATCTTCAAAAGCATCTTCGTCATCAAATTCGATCTCCTTCTTTTCATGATTCACTTCCCCGCCATAATCATCGATACGATCACGCCAAATGGGCGAACGATACCCGTAATAAAGCCAGTTCAATTCAAAGTAGTCAAACATGATTTTATAATCAGGAATGTCAACGTCAAAGAGCGCACTGACTTCTTTGCGGAGGCGAAACCGACATACATATTTCATTACATTTTCTGCATCAGGAACGTTCAATGTTTTGAAAGAGACAATGTCCTCGTCTCGCACTCGAATGATCATTTTTGGTTTCGTTGTATCAGGCGGAGGTTTGGGATAACATCTGATTTTAAAATAAGTAGTTATGAAAGAATTAATATCATAGTCTCTCTGCGACAATGTCATGACGATCGATCCCAACAACCATACGCGTTCGGGGTATTCTGACCATTCATTCAATGTGTTATTAATAAAATAGGACAAATTTTTATTCGTTTCATAATAGACTTCTTTGTAAATATTCAAAATATATTCCAAAAGGTCAACGTGGAACCCAGAATAGTAGAGCTCATATGCCCAGAACATGGACTCGTAGCCTTGTTTATCAAGAAGGGCAAAGAAGAGAGATTGTTTTACCTCCACTTTATTATATAGATATCGAGTGAATATAATACAGTCATCCCCCTTGGCTACGTTAAGAGCACCTTCGGTTGTATCATTTTCAATTGACTCGTCGTTCCATCGATGCCTGGATATTTTAGAATCCGAACTGGATTCTGAATCGGAAGAAACGCTCATGCTGTTGTGATTTATGGTTATACTAGATAAAGAGAATATGTTTCTAATCAATTTTTTCAAAAAAGAATTTAGAATACAACTGTAAGTACTATCGACCCAATTGTGAATACACTCATATCGGAGAGTGGATAACTTTAGTGATTCGTAAAAAATATCCATATGATGTATAGATAGAACTGACGTTATGGTAGAATCATCCAGGAAAACGAGAAAACAAAAAGAAAAGAAAGGACATAGTCGTAAGCGTGCTACTTCTGCAAAACATTATCGAGGTGGGTCCCGTAAAGTCAGTCGACCCAAAAAGGACCTAGCCAAAATAGTCCGCACCTTTTTAGAAATGTTAAATACAGTGAAGCTTTACCACTGGAAAACGCGATCATATGCACAACATCGTGCCACCGATAAATTATACGAGAGTCTCAATGAGAACATTGATAAATTTGTGGAAGTTCTCTTGGGAAAAGAAGGAGGACGCATTCGTATGATGGAAAAAAAAATGGATTTGATCGATAATTCAAATGCAAATGAATTGAAGGAATGTATTTATCGGTATCGAGAATTTTTTATTAAGATGAATGATATTTTTCACGAGAAACGGGATAGTGATATTTTTAGTATAAGAGACGACTTACTCGTTGATCTGGATCAATTTTTGTATTTGATGACATTCAATAAGTGATGATGTAGTTGGTGTCAGAGTATACTCTGATAATAGGCCATGTAGACTAGGCATATTAGCCGCATCTTCTGGATATTGTCCACTTACTTCATATTGTCTGCGATAGGAAAGGGAGCATCTGCGTCGGATAATTTCTTTTCTTGTTGCAACTATCTTACGCCAATGTCTTTGGATAAGTCGAATCCAATATGTTTTCAGAACCACAGAATATGCCTCATCGGGAGTTATGTGTAATCGCATAATATCAATGGTTGGATGTTTGATTCGAACGAGACCATAGAGATATAAATACCGTACAATAGTATGATATGGTGTGAGAAAGAAGGTAGAAGTAGACACTGTATTCGACATTAATAGGCAATTATTTTCCTCTGATGCGTGTGCAATACCAATGTAATTCATACCTTCTTCCTTTTCAGCATAGAAATGTTCATAATCATTTTCATGAATTTCGTCATAGAGTTCTTCATTGTCAGTATCATCGTCGTCATACCCACTATCTACATCGGAATAGGAAGATTCTTCTGATAGATAATCAAAATTGTAATCGTCATTGAATCCAGTGGAGTCGGATAATATTTCTGGTTCATCGTTGTTATCTGAGGAACTTGTACTAGACGAATCAATAGTGAAGTGGGGGATATTTGAATAACACATTTTTCAGGCCAATATAGGCTTATTCATAATAAGATAGTATAAAAATATAATTATTTATACTATCAATTTTCTAATCCAAATATTATCAAGGAGTAATATATAAGAGTAATATCGAATCAACTACATGTCGGTATTTCAATCTACTAATTTAGATGAAGGCAATGTTATCCCAATATCGATCCCATTAGCACCGTCGCATCCATCTAGCAAGCCAACTGAAAAGTTGGCTGAAACTACTGCAAAGGACAAATTGGAATTACAAGTTGATCCAGTTCGATATTATACAAAGGCATCTTTTATGATAACGTATATTTTATTGCTAACCACAGCCACTATCACATTTATCGAGGCAATTCGTAATGACAATCCATTCTATCGCAACATTATGAACCTGGAAACATGTATATCGATTGTAGCGGGGTATTTTTATTCCGTCTTCCTCGGTCAACTGAATGCTGACGAAAAAGAGAACAATATGATTAATTGGGCAGACATATCCAAAACTCGGTATATCGATTGGTCGATAACGACACCNATGATGTTGTTGGTTCTTTGTGGTGTTCTTGCCTACAATGGAAAAAAAACGGTGCGTCTCAATGTGTTTTTACCGATTGTCGGATTAAACTACATCATGTTGGCGTTTGGATTTTTGGGAGAAAATAATACGGTTCCTAAGGTAGCGGGAATGATCTTCGGTTCACTCGCCTTATTCGGAATGTTTTACATTATTTATGATCAATTTGTCCGTAATGTTGGATTATACGCCAATAAATTCATATATTGGTTTTATTTTATCATATGGTCCATGTATGGTGTTGTATATATGTTCGATGAAACGTATAAAAATATAATAACCAATGTTCTCGACTTGTCAGCCAAATCATTGTTGGGAATAGGCTTGTGGATCTATTACACGAAGATCATCCGCGCTTAGACATAAAGGCTTTGTGATGTGGTTATGTATTTCAATACCATGCCTTCAATTTGGGAGAGTTTGTGTAATGCGTCGACATTGCCTAATTGCTCAAATACATTCATCCATTCTTTCGCAATGGTTACAATTTTCAGCATGGCTTTGGTTATGTCTCCAATAGAAATCGACTTATCATCTACGTCGTTTTGTATGAACCGTTTACAGTCTTCCTCTGTGGAACAATCACACCATTGCATTGCCAAGTCGATAATATCATACTGTAGGGCATTTTCATAATCGAGTCCGGTACGCATTTGCATATCGCCCTCGCGTGAATCATAATCGACATAACATTCAGCTAGTTCACGAATGCGTGTTTTCAAAAATGCATCGTCTGTCTCAATGGTATGCGACTTCATATCTGAAGGAACTTTGATATCCGTGAAACAGGAGAATAGACCGACCAATTGGCGTGGTGTGAACTCGGCAAAGTAATCCCACAATTCTACATAACGCGCCATGATCAATGGGTGAATTTCTGCAATATTAGATGCAATTTTACCACGCGAAGTGAGCTCATATGCAATAGCCGGGCCATCGTCGTCTGTTGGTGTGATTGCAATAAATCCATCCTCAGTAAGAATCGATACGACCTTGTCGGTCTGAGATTGAATATAGGATTCTGTAGAATGTATAGAATCCCCAATATCTGCATACTGAGTTTTTAGTGCATTATATTCCTGAACCCGTTGAACATCGGATTTAATATGTTTGTGTGAATCACAAAGTGATTGCAATGCTCGCTCTGCCAATTTGCGTTTTTTATTCGTTGTCGTTTTGATAATGGCTTCCTGTTCCAAATAAGCGTTGCAAGTGGACACATCTGTCTGTGCATTTTGTACATACACTCCTTTTTGAACAATCATATCACCGAGTAGTTCATATTGTTGTTTTTGTGCGGTTATTGATTCCATAATCTCCCGGTAAACCATGCTCTGTTCTGAAAACGTGTGAAACTGGTTCGTTTTCCCGTGTTTTAATAAATTAAGGATGAGTGCATAAGATATGTAATACTTGGAGATTAGTTTTTGTGGAACTCCTCCCAATATAGATTTGTATTCTGATAGCATAGGGGGTCGAAATAGATTGTTGCAGTGAACAACATGTCCCAATTTGTCGATGCCTCTGCGTCCAGCGCGTCCAGCCATTTGCGTGTATTCATGAGACATAAGATGGCGCTGTCCTCGTCCATCGAATTTCGTGAGACTAGTGAAGACGGCTGTTTTGATAGGACAATCGAGCCCAATGGCAAATGATTCGGTCGCAAACAGGAGCTTGATGTATTTTTTGGAAATCATGAGTTCTACGATTTCGCGCAAAATGGGTATCATACCGGAGTGATGAATCCCCACTCCCTTTTCCAAGAGAGATACCAGACGATTGTATTCGGGCAATTGTAAATATTCTTGGTAGTTGGGAAGCTTGCGCACAATTTGTTCACATTCGCGTCTGACAGTATAGCTAACCTTGCTGTCGAATTCCAATAGCGGTACGGTTATATCATGGGCACATGCTTCGACCTGTTTTCGTGAAAATACGAACGCAATGGCCGGCAACATTTCCTTGTCTCGGAGAAAGGTAGATAGTTGATTGAGTACATGTTTGCGTTTTGAATCCATGCGATTCGTTTCAAACAAATTATGCATTTTATTGAGCTGTTTATAACCAACTTCATCAAATTTCCCATTGGCATCCTGCAATAAGACGAGCTTGTTTGTGGAATCGCGTATTTCCTTTTGCAATACCTTGTCTCGGACCGTCTTGAAAATGGATTCAGTTGTGGTGAGGAATCCATAATGCGTCAGAGGCACTACACGATGAGAAGTAGACGCAAGATAGACTTGTTTTCCACCGACCACATCACCCTGTCCCCGTTCGCACCATTCTGCGAAACCGGCAGGATTATCAATGGTTGCCGAAAGCATAACCATTTGCACATGTTGTGGGAGCATGAGAATTGTCTTTTCCCAGACTTGACCACGATCTGCGTCATTAATATAGTGAACTTCATCAAATATAACACAGGCCAGGTCCTTCTGCACATCAATATTGAATTGCAGAGAGGCATTGGTGTCCGATGTCTGATCG